AAGCATCCTGAGGCATGTGCTGGTGAGGAGCACCCTGATGCGTCGTAAGTTCACTCGCAAGGAATGGATACGGACAATGGTGCTCGACCCGATTGCTCACTCCGCTGTATATAGGAACAAGAAGAACCTCTCGATCATTCCTACTTATGAGTTTTATGAGGGGCGACTAGAAGACATGGTGGAAAAGGAAATGAGTCGAGCCAGGATAGAAGCTCTCCAGTGGGCATTGAACGATCTGAATATGCCCGACACCGATACTAAGAAAAACCTTGAGGAGTTCATCAGAGATGAAACCAACAAACTACGACGACCTACCCCGAAAGAAGATGAGGAAACTCAAGGTAGCCTTTGATGTGGACGGTACGCTCCGATGTAATTGCAGTGACACCTGCGAAGACCCTAATTGGGATGTGGTGCGGTTGTTCAACCTGTTCGAGAAGTGCTTTAAGAACGTGGAGCTGTTCGTCTGGTCTGGTGGAGGTAAGGATTACGCTATTCGATTTGCCAACAAATACGGATTGCAGGTCGCTCACAAGAACTGCATCAGCAAGTTTGGCGCACCGCATATGGACGCGTGCTTTGATGACATCCAAGACACCGATCTTGCTACAATCAACTTCATCGTGCGTATGAAATAACAATGAAAATAGAGGTTACAGATGGACACACAGCCGACACCAGCCGAACGGCAGGAACTACTACTCGAGGAACTCGAAACATGGAAAGGGCGCGAGGCGTACGCCCAGCGTCAGCAGGAACGTATCCGCGTCCAGCTCGGCGTGTTGGCGACTTCCCGACACCTCATTCTCTTACAAGGTGGTTTAGATCAGCCCTCGGCTGGCTCCTCGAACTAGGCATTCTCCTGACCGTTTGTATCGTGGTGGCACTAGCTGCTGCCTACCTCAGCATCCTGACGCTGATGGTGATGGTGCAGTATTTGCAACGCTAATGTATAATTCGGGTAACATACATACCTCGAAATAAAATTGTCCATTTAACAAACGAGAGGGAAACAAATGCCACGAAAACCAATGACGGACGAGCAAAAAGAACGTGCTCGCCAATCTTTAGCCAAAGCTCGCGCAGCCAAACAAGCCAAACAAGCCGAACTCGAGACAAAGGAGATTGCGGACCACGGCACAACCGAGGCAGCGCAACCGCAGCAAACCGAACAGCCGACCGCGACCCAGCTATCGGAGGACGTAAAAGACCAGATGCTTCTGCGCCTGATGCGCGAGATGGACGAACTCAAAAGCCAGATCAACTCAAACGCTACCCCTGACCAGAAACTCCAGTACACCGCTCAGCAAGAGGGTGTCCACATCGGACAAAAGGGCGTCCAAGGTAAGCTGTTCCGCTACCCCGTCGAGCAGAGTTACTACCCCGACCCAACCGATCGTTTATATGATGAGCCAAGCCTGGCTCGTTTTGGGTTGCGGATGAATTACCACTTTACCTGGAAAGTCGAGGGTGTCGAGTACGAGAAGTACGGTATCACCTACGCCGAGCCGAAGTTCACCATCCGTATCTTCCGCAAGATGTTTGCCGATGACGGCACACCGAGCGGACAAGCTGCCTTAATTAACACCAACATTATTCACGAAGATGAGGTGGCTGCCCGTCGCGCTGCTGAAAGGCTCGGACTCGGTGAGGAGTTCAGCGACTTCCGCGACATGATGAACGAAGTCCGCTACTACCGCATCCGCCAGTGGTTGGTTGATCTATTCGCCCCACCAAAGGTAGACACCCATAAAGCAAAACCACTGACGACCGTAGTGGATGGAAAGGTCGTGGAAATGTATGACACAGAAACCCTTATCGACGGTACAGACGGTATCTCTAAAGCTCAGTCTGTTTCAGGCTCAGTTCGTATTTAAGGAAAGTCATGCCATTAGTAGAGGGTAATAACGTAGGGGATGTAAACCTACCAGACGCACCTGTTATCCAGGAGCGGATGGATGTCGTCCCCTCTATTAAGAACTACCAACCCCACGCCAAACAGTCTCAAGCTCACGCAGCGTTCCTCGTCGATGGCTACAAAAGGGGGACGCTGTTTTGGGGTCGGCAGGTCGGTAAGTCACTCTGGTCGGTCAAGCACCTCGAGATGGCAGCGGTCAACCGCCAGGGGCAGTACTTCATCGTCTTTCGGACCCACAAGCACGCCAAAGACGTGATGTGGCGACAGTACCTCCACGCTATCCCGAAAGAGTTGATCGCGGATACCAACTCCACTGAGCTGGTGATTACCTTTAACTACATCAAGGGTGCGTTTTACTTCCCTGGGATTGGCTGGCAGTACATCGAGCACGACCCTGATATGCCACCGTCTACCATTCAATTACTGGGGTCAGACTACGCGCTGGACCACACGGGTCGTAAAGCTCATGGCATGATCTTTGACGAGTACCAGGACCAAGACCCCCAGAACTGGGAAACGGTCTACAAGCACTACTTCACCACCACGCAGGGGTGGGCTTGTTTCATGGGTACAGCACGTGGCTATAACCACTGGTACGACCGTCTGGAGTTCGCCAAGAAACGCTACTTAAAAGGACAGGAGCCTGGTGGAAAGAAGACCTGGTTCTACCTGGAAGCTACCTGGCGCGACAACCCTGCCACGAGCGAAGAATGGTACAAGCAGGAACGCGAGGAAGCCGAGGAAACGGGTCAGCTCGACACGTTCTTACAGGAAGTCGAGTTGCAGTTTAGGACCGCAGCTGGCTCGGTGTACCCAATGTTCGATCGAAAGATACACGTCCTCACCCCTGATGGGCTGCGAGACGATGGAACAAAGATACACATCCCTTACGATACTGGGACACTGTTCGTCGTATGGGACTTCGGTTGGGTCGAGGGACACCCGACAGCCGTGAACTTTATCTTAGTGGATGACCACCAACGGATGTTCGTGATCGACGAAATCCACGGTACGCAAATCCAGATCGACGACGTAATCGACATGATTAGGATGAAAGCGGGACCGAAGCGGATTACTACCGTGATTGCGGACTCGGCTCGTCCTGACCTGATCGACATCGCTCAGAACAAGGGCTTGCCAGTGATCGGCGCACCGAAGAAGCAGGGGTCAGTACCCGCAGGTATCCAGCTGATGGGACAAAAGTTACAGCCAAAAATCCAATTACTTGGTACGCCTGAGCCAGATATGTACTTCACGACTGACTGTCCAAAAACGATCTACCAGATGGAAAACTACCGCTACCGCGAGAACAAAGTCGACCGACCAGCCAGCGACATGCCGATCAAAATGAACGACGACCACCCTGATGCCATCCGTTACCTACTGCTCCATCTCAAGTTCGGGTTAATGAAGAATGACAAGCCGATCGGAAACATCATGCCGAAGACCAACTCTTACGGTCTTTTGATGTAGAATAAAAGGGAAATCATAAAGGAAAAAACAAATGGCGAAAACTGGTGATAGTAAGACTCTCGATACGGCGACTCTGAATGATACTGAGAAGTTCCTGCGTCGGGATTATCTCGAGGATATCCAAGCTCACGACGATGCCACGCAGAACTACGACGCATACGAGGCAATGCACAACTCGCAGACCTTTGACCAGGTGTCGCGGGAGACAACAAGCGGTTTAACCGACTCGAAGACGGCTACCATCTACCTAGAGCGGGCAGCCAGGGTAGCAGGACAACTTCCAACGGGAGAAGTCAAGGCTTTCGGAAAGCGCGACATGGGAAAAGCTCTCTTTATGGACCTCTTGCTCCAAAAATGGATATACCCGAACGCCAACGCCCAGCGTAGCTTCCGCACCAAGATGTTTATGTGGGACAACGGCAGCTCCGAGTACGGCTGGATGCCGATGCACTATGACTTAGATGTCAAACCAGACGGTAAGGTCGTCCCTGACTGCTGGTTGTTTAGCCCGCGTATGTTCATCCCTCAGGCTGGCTACACCTCGATCGCTGATATGGACTACTGCCACGCGCTTGCCAAGAAATCGCCGTCATGGGTGCTTGATCTGCTCGACGAGCCTGACTCAGCGGGCTGGAAAAAGGACGCTATCGAAGCGCTTAAAGACCAGATCAAAGCTGGGACGACTTCAACCGACCCGCAGCGTGACACCAAGAAATATAGGGAGACTACACCGAATGAAACCCGACAGATCATCCTGGCGACCCGTTATGAAGCTGGTAAAGACGGCGAATGGGTTACGTTTCTTCCCGAGTTCGGCTACAAGATTATCCGACGAATTAAGAACCCGCACAAAAACGGACGTATTCCCTTTGTCATTAAGCCGTGCATTCCGACATTCGACAGCTTCTACAACATCGGTGACTACCAGCGAAGCATGCCGATGCAGTTCGCCAACGACGGACTCGACAACTTCTACTTCCAGGGCATCAAGGTAAACCTATTCCCTCGCACGGTAATTGACGCGCAAGCGGTTATCCGCCACACCATGAGCAACGAAGCTGGCGCGGTCATCGAGACCAACGCGGGCGGTATCGGTGGTATCAAGACGCTCGACACGTCGACAGCTGGTCTATCGACGTACCAGGCAGCTAAAGGTATGGCGCAGGGGGCGATGCAGTCAATTGCGGGAACGACCGACACGGTGGCGAACGCTGAGTCAGCAATGGACCCAGGCTTCGGGAAAACGCCTGAGGCGTTGAAGATGCTCCAGCAACGTGAGTCAACTCGAGACAACCAAGACCGCGAGCTGCTTGAGGAAGCGATGCAAGAACTGATCGACGGCATGCTGTCACTTATCCCGACCATGAAGACCAAAATCCCAATCGACATGTTTGCCGACGAGATGGCGGAGATAATGAAAGCCCACCCTGACCTCGAGGAAATCTTCGAGCTTCC